CCAGTAGAAAAGACTGGGTTCGATGGAAACCTTTGGAAATGGGAATATCCAAATTATCAGAAATCTTATATGGTCGTTGCCGATGTTGCTCGTGGAGATTCAACTGACTACTCAGCATGTCATGTAATTGATATAGAAGAATCCTCACAAGTTGCTGAATATAAAGGTAAGTTAGATACCAAAGATTTTGGAAACTTCCTTGTATCTCTTGCTACTGATTACAACAACGCTCTACTCGTAATTGAAAACGCAAATATTGGTTGGGCAGTAATCCAACAAGTAATTGATAGAGGATATGGAAACCTTTTCTACATGAGTAAAGATTTAAAGTATGTGGATGTAGAAAATCAGTTACATAACAAATACAATAGAGAAGAAAGAAGCATGACAGCAGGTTTCTCAACAACTTCTAAAACACGACCCCTAATTATCTCAAAGTTAGAACAATATGTTAGAGAAAAGGATATTACTATTCGTTCTTCAAGAACCATAGATGAGTTATTTACATTTATATGGAATGGTAATCGTGCAGAAGCAATGAGAGGATATAACGATGATTTAACGATGTCTTTAGCAATTTCACTATGGGTTAGAGATACTGCACTTAGATTAAGACAAGAGGGAGTTGATTTAACTAAACAAGCATTGGGTGGTATTGGGGCACATTCTTTAGATGTAGCAGGAATGGGATTTGGTGGTAATTCAGCATTGGAACAAAACCCATGGCAAATGAGAGTTGGTGATTCAAACGAGGATTTAACTTGGTTAATTAAATAACTCTATATTTATATATTAGGAGAAATAATATGATATCATTACAAGAACTATTGAACGAAGAAATACATTCAGAAGAATACATGGTAGAAAACTATCACGATATCAAAGAATTCTGTGAATTTATGAAAGAATACAAACCTGATATGAACGAAGCTGAGTATCAAGGTAGAACAGTAAAACTTGGTAAACCGATGCAAGGTGATGTCAAGAAATTCAAAGTATATGTTAAAAATCCCCAAGGAAACGTTGTCAAAGTAAACTTTGGACATGGTGGAAGTTCTGCAAAGGGTAAAACGATGTCAATCAAGAAATCAGACCCAGCAAGACGTAAAGCTTTTAGAGCAAGACACAACTGTGATAATCCAGGTCCAAGACACAAGGCTAGATATTGGTCTTGTAGAAAGTGGTAAAAACAAAAACAATAAAGGTTATAAATTAAAAAACAATAGAAAATGGCAGATACTTCATTTTTTGGGAGATTAACAAAACTTTTTCGTTCTCAAGCAATCGTAACGGTTGATGAGGATGGTAAGAGAAAAGTGTTTGATGGTGATGAACGTCAACAGACTAACCTATCGTCCCTAAGAGATAGATACACCAAATTACAAAAATCTTTCTATGAACAAGCGGGTGGTGCACAATCGATGGCATACCAACAAGTTCGTAGAGAAGTTTTTCGTGATTATGATGCAATGGATAATGACCCTATCCTTGCTTCTGCACTTGATATCTACGCAGATGAATGTACATTAAAGAACGAATTCGGTGATGTACTACTTATACAATCAGATAATCCAAAAGTACAAGAGTTATTAGAAAACTTATTCTACGATATTCTTAATGTAGAGTTTAACCTATGGCCTTGGACAAGAAACTTGGTAAAGTATGGAGATTTCTTCTTAGGTTTAGAAATTGCTGAAGGTAAAGGTATCGTAAATGTTACTCCTCATTCTGTTTACAATACAGAAAGATTAGAAAGAACCGACCCTTCAAATCCAAATTCAGTAAAGTTTAAAATTACCGAGGACCCGAATGGTAAAGAACAATATGAAAACTTTGAAATTGCTCATTTTAGGTTGTTAGCAGATACTAACTGGTTACCATATGGTAAATCTATGATTGAGAATGGTAGAAGATTGTGGAAACAATTATCTCTAATGGAAGATGCTATGTTAATCCATAGAATCATGAGAGCACCTGAAAAGAGAGTTTTCAAAATTGATATTGGTAATATCCCACCAACAGAAGTGGATAACTATATGCAGAGAATCATCAACAAGATGAAGAAAGTTCCTTTCATCGATAAGAATAGTGGTGATTACAACTTAAAGTACAATATGCAAAACCTAACAGAAGATTTTTATCTTCCTGTTCGTGGTGGTGATAGTGGTACATCTATTGATAACCTTGCTGGTTTAGAGTACGCAACAATCGAGGATATTGATTACTTAAAGAATAAAATGTTTGCAGCTCTTAAAATTCCAAAAGCATATTTGGGATACGAAGAAAATGTAAATGGTAAAGCAACACTTGCAGCGGAAGATGTAAGATTTGCAAGAACAATTGAAAGAATTCAAAGAACACTTATATCAGAGTTATCTAAAATAGCAATCGTACACTTATATTCTCAAGGTATTCAAGATTTCGAAATGACCAACTTTTCACTACAACTTGTAAATCCATCTACGATTTATGAACAAGAAAAAGTTAACCTTTGGTCTGAAAAAATTAGATTGGCTCAAGATATCCAATCTCTTAATATGTTATCTAAAGATTGGGTATATCAAAACATCTTTAAATTATCTGAAGGTGAATCCGATGAACAACGAGTAATGATGTTAGATGACCTTAAAGATAGATTCAGATTCCGTTCTATTGAAGATGAGGGTAATGACCCTGCAATGGATGATGAAGATGATGTGGATGATATTGAAGAACAAATCGAAAATATCAAACAAGAAATCAAAGATAAAGGTGGTAGACCAAGAGAAGGTGGAACTTACGAAAAGGATAAACATCCTTATGGAAGAGACCCTTTAGGTGATAAAGAGAGAACCTCAAAACGTTCTAGGACTTCTGAAGAAAAAGCATTGAAAGTTATCAATGGTATTGCATCAAAACGTAAGTATTTACATGAAGTTAAGGATATGTTAGATGAATCTAATATCCTTGATAGTGAGTAAAAATAGTTAATCTTTTATAAATTTATATTTATAATAGAGTAATTTTATAATATTGTAATTGGAAATTATTAAAATGAAAAAAGTAAGACATTCAAAATTCAAGAATACGGGTTTTCTTTTCGAAATATTAACTCGTCAGATTACACTTGAAGTTTTAAATGGAGGAGAGGAAAATGCTAAAGAAATCGTAAGAGAATTCTTTAGTGGAAAAACTGAACTTGCCAAAGAACTTCGTTTGTTTAATCTGTTGATTAATGAAAAGTATAACTCAGAAACTAAAGCTGAGAAATTTATTGATGCTATATTAGAAGCACACACAAAAATCGATTACTCAAAACTAAAAAGAGAAAAGTATAACCTTGTAAAATCTCTAAAAGAGAATTTCGAGATTAACAATCTTTTATCTTCACCTGTTACCAATTACAAAATACTAGCTTCTATTCATAAATTATTCGAAGGAAAGAAAAATGATATTCTTGATGTAAAGGATATATTTGATTCTAAAATTACTATCGTTGAACATATTTCCAACTCAACTCCAACTCTTAAACAAAAAGAGGATAGACTTGTTGAAGATTACAAAAAACAAGAAAAAGATTTAAGATTACTCACTTACAAAATTCTTGTAGAAACTTTCAACAAAAAATATACAAATCTAAATGATGCACAAAAATCATTATTAAGAGAGTATATTAACAACATTACCAATACATCGAAATTCGGTGAGTACTTTGAAAAAGAATTGATTAGTACTATTACAGAATTACACGATTTGTATAAAGGAATGAAAGATAAGATTACAAAAATTAAATTGCGTGAAACTATTAATGTTTTGAAAAAACAAAAGCTCGGTAAAAAAGTTACCGATGAACAAGTTTCAGCTTTAATGATGTCTTACGAGTTAGTAAAGGAAATAAAGAATGTCAATGGAAAATTATCTTAACGAATTTATCGATGAACTAATTCAAGAAGTAGAACAAGAATTAGAGGAGGCTACCACAACAGGTAATGTTGCTGGGTACAATACTCCTTTTGCTTTCGGTACTAATCGTAAAAAAGATAAGAAGAAAGAGAAAGAAACTGCTACTCAAGCAGGATACACTCTTGCAGAAGGATTAGTATCTCCAAAAAGAGGACATGAATACTTTCAACTTACTAAAAACACACCTGTAAAATATATCGCAGGACATTCTGGTTTAGGACTTACAACTCCTGGTGTATTATTAAAAAATATACCTGGTTTTATTGATGGTAAAAAGGGTGCGTATTTAATTGATTATCATGGTGCACTTTTTTATGTAGATTTAAAAAAGAAAGTTGCTGTTAGATTAGGATATGATTTAAGTAAACAACCTAAGTTAAGGTATAAAACTAATTTTATCGAAGTTCCTCAGGCACCTGATTTTTCAGATTGGAAAAAATACTTAAAAGAATCAGTAAATGAAGCTAAAGTAAAAAGACCAGTAAATCGTTGGTTAGAATTAAAAAACGATGAAACCATGCATCCTCACAAGAAGATGGCAATGGGTTTAAAAGAATTAAAATACCAATTACGAGAAGTAGAGAAGTTTTTCTCTTGGTACAATAAAATAAAAACCATGAACGAGTTGGACTCTCAGAACTATTGGAAAAGAACAAACAATCATATTTATAAGATAAAGGAGAGGTTGATTAACATCGCTAAAACTATAAAGGAAATCGAAAAATGAAAATATCAAGAGACAGATTAAAAGAAATCGTTAGAGAAGTGATGGTTGAAGAAACCGAATATCAAGCATTCTTCAAAAAAGCATTAGAAAAAGCTGGAAAATCAATTCCACAAATGTCTGATGAAGAAAAGAAGGCATTCTTTAATAAAATCGATGCTACTTGGAAAGGTAGAGGAGAAAAAAAAGAACAAGTGGCAGAAGAGTTGACCGCAGCTCAGAAAAAACTACCACCAGCACTTCAAAAGGCAATTGAGAAAAAAGAAAAAAAATAAATGACAAAACGAAGATTGTTAGAAATAATTGACGAAGAAATCCAACACACCAAGTGGGGATTTGTAAACGAAGAAATCACGAATGATGATGAAAAACTCATTCGTGAATTAATACGTCAAGAAGTATCTGCAATTTTCTTTGATTTATTTAAGAAACGTAAAATGTGGGGAGCATAATGAATAACTTACTAATAGAAACCAGATTATTCGAAGGTAGAGTAAACGAAGATGATAGTGGAAGAACTATCGTTAAGGGTATTTTACAAAGAGCTGGTGCAGAAAATCAAAATGGGAGAATCTATCCAAAGGATATTCTTGAAAGAGAAGCTCAAAAGTACGAAACTCTTATCAAAGAAAGACGTGCTCTTGGTGAATTAGACCATCCAGATTCTTCAGTAATTAACTTAAAGAATGTTTCACACAATGTAAGAGAAATCCATTGGGATGGTGATGATTTAGTAGGAACAGTTGAAATTCTACCTACACCAAGTGGAAACATCTTAAAAGAATTATTAAAAGCAGGAATCCTTCTTGGTATATCATCTCGTGGTATGGGTTCGGTAGAACCTCTATCAGGCGGTAAAGTACAAGTAGGAGAAGATTTTGAGTTAATAGGTTGGGATTTTGTTTCTAACCCATCAACACATGGAGCATTTATGACTCCAATGAACGAATCAGTAAACAAACAATTACAAGAACAAGCAGTTGTTTGTGGAGATTACTGTAAAGCTCAAGATATGATGAGAGAAATTATAACAGAATTAAATTAAAAGTTATGGGATTTAGTATTCAAGACTATATGTCTAAAAATAAAATTAAGTTAGGAACTGTTACCAAAGAGGTTGGTGATAACCCCTATAAAGGTTACAATGATATTCGTAAAACGAATTATGATGTAAAACTAAATGAAGATGGGAAGTTAGACCTTTACACACACAAAACTGAAACTAAAGAATTATAAAATAGGAGTAATTATGGCAGAATTAGGCGGAGTAAACCCAACCAAGCAAACACAACCAGTACAAGATAAACCTCTAAATAAAGGTGGTGTAACAAAACCAACAACATCTGGTGGTCTTTCTCCATCTATTGGTGGTATATCTAGTGTAAGTAAATAATTTTAAATAGGATAGGATTATGATTAAATTAGGTGGATTAGTAACGTTAAAACCAATCAATGAGGCAGAGTATGTTCACATTGGATATGGTAAATATAAAGAAAAGGGTAAAGAAAAAGACCCTCAAGCAGTAACCTATCAAAAAGATGATAATGGTAAATTCACACCAATGTCATCACACGCAGCGGCAGCGAAGGGAGGTGATTCCTCTGCCGGAGAAGAAAAGCCTAAGGTTAATATCTTCAAAAAAGATAAAGCAGAACCTAAAAAAGATGAACCTAAGAAAGATGATGGTGAAGATTTATCAACTCCTAATTCAGTAGAAGGAACTGGTCAAGCAAACCCCGAAGTTAACAAGGCAATTCGTAAAGCAGCTCAGAAAGCTGGAATCTCACCAAAGAAATTAGGTAAAGAAGAATACGAAAAGAAAATGGCTCAAGCAGCATATGAAGCCCTAACTGATGCTAACTTCCATACTGAAGCAAGATGGTTGGTTGCAGATTTAGAAGGTAAGCCAGAGTTAAGAGAGAAGCCAGAGTATCCATCCTTTGATGATAAAGATTATGATGAAAAAATAAAAGCAATTAGAGATAAGTACTATTCTCAATATGCAGATGATGTTGATGATGATGCATATGAATTGGGAGTTAAATCATCTCAAGAAGCTGGATGGGCTGGTGCTACTGCAATCGAAGGTTTGGTATTCGATTTGAAAATGAATGGTTCGCATAAATTGGCAAACACAATATTAAAATCTTTCAAAGATGCAAATTCATCTCGTAACGAAGGAAGATTAAAAATAGGAAACTTATTACCAGAAGAAACACTCAATGAAGGACCTTCTACCGAAGAAAAAAGAATTGCAATGTTAGCTGTTAGAAAACAAGCTAAATATAGAACTGTAAGTTTAGAACAAGCAATACAAGACCAAATAAATGCTCTTGAAGAACTACAAAGAGATGCCAAAAAAGGTAAATTAAAGTAATTCAGAGATATAAAGGAGAGAACAATGAAATTAACCCAACTCATGAAAGAAAATGAAGAAAGACCTTTATCTTTAGAGGTAAAGAAACACTTCCTTGAAATCGTTTCTACTTACAACAAGTACCAAGAATCGATGGATAGAAAATCTGATATTATCAAAGTAGCAGAAACTCTTGGTGGTATTACCGAAGCCGCTCGTACTCTTGCAATCAAAGAAGGAGATGATTGGTTCGATAAACACACAGTTAAGAGAAACATGAGTGAATTGGAAAAGTTGGGTTCTCAATTCGATAAAGTTGCTCTTGAAGCTCGTTCACTTGACCAAAGAATGGCAGGATTGTACGAAGATATGGGACATATCCTTTCAAGATACTACAAGATAGGAGAAATCACAGAGGACCAAATGAAACAAAGATTAGGTATTCGTGAATCTAAAGAAGATTGTGGTTGTGGATGTGGTGGAGGATGTTCTGATTCAGTAAACGAAGAAACAATCACAGAACAACCAGTAATGATTTCCAAAAGAACAGAAAGTGGAAACATTGTAACTACATTAAAAGAATCTGATTTAAACGAAGAAGAAATGAAACTTTATGAGTTTGGTCAGAAAGTAGAAAAACTTATGGAAAAGAGTTGTCCAACTGATAAAGGTAAATGGGCAGCATCTAAAGCAGCTGCTAAATCTAAATTTGATGTTTATCCATCTGCATACGCTAATGGTTGGGCAGCAAAAAATTACAAATCAAAAGGTGGTGGTTGGAGAGACTGCTAAGGAGTAGATATGGCATCAGTAGTAGGTAAAACAATTTTTTCAGATGGTAAAGGTAAACTGTTCTTCGGTTATTACAAAACCGATGATGCTGTTGAATTTGTAGATTACAAAACTTGGAAGAAACTTTCTTTCAAAGATGTATCCAAAGGTGATACCAACAAAGAACGAGTAATCAAAGCAATCGTAAAGAACCAAAAACAATTCAACTGGAAAGTTGATTTCAATATGTGGGCTAAGAAACAAAGAAGAAGTTTCGAGGACACTATGGATTGGTTTATCCAAAAAGGTTGGATTAATAACGTTACCAAAAGAGGAATTAAAGAATCTGTTGATGTATTATCAGTAAACGAAGCAAAACTAAAACCAAAAAAGTTAACTCAACTTAAAAAAGGTGAAAAGTTTGTTTTTAACAATAAACCATTTGAGTTTATTTCACTATACTCAGATATTAAAGATGCTGCTAAAGTAAAAACACAAGATGGTAAAACTTCTGTTGTTTCATTTGGTGGTGGTATGGTGAATAAAAATACCAAAGGTGGTTTTAGTGATTACCTTAAACAAGGTGGTAGAGTTTGGGATAATGTGAATATGAATGGTGAATCAGTAAACGAAGCAATGAAACCATCACAAGTTCGTTCAGCAATTTCAAAAGTTAAAAAAGGACTAATGAGAAAGTGGAAACAAAAAGGTGGATACGAAAACTTTGGACAAAAAGAACTTTCTCAAATGAAAGATAAATTTGATTACAATCCATATGGTTCACCTGATGAAAGACAGATTTCAAAGATGTTAGATGGATTTGATGATTGGGCAATGAACTACGATGGTAATATGAGAGAAGGTAAAAAAAGATTCAAAAGACAAGATGGTATTGGTAAAGCAAAATACACTATCTCTTACCACGATGGAAAAAAGAAACACAAAGATGGTAGTGATTTCTTTGATATCAAAATCTTCAAAAACAAAAAAGATTTAAGTGATTTTGTTGGTTCACTTGTAAAACAAGGATATAAACTAACAAATGAATCAGTAAACGAAGATAGAAATTCTAATATGTTCTATGTTCTTTACCAAAAGAAAGGTGTCTTTGGTAAACCTGCAGCAGCTGGATATAAAGATAGAAAAGATGCTGAAAAATTTGCTAAGAGTTTAGGAAATAATCACAACACAATGATTCTTGATAAACAATCAATGAAGAATGTAAAGGGTGTTGATGTAAACGAATCAGCAGGTAAAGAAGCAATGGGAATTGCTGGATTTACTGGTACTCGTGGTTCTGCAGTTCAAGATTTTATTACAAAAAACGAATTGGATGGAAAGAAACTTTTTCAATACGTTAAAAAGGGTGGATTAAAACAACGAATGGAATTTGTATCTGCAATTGCAGGTAACCCTGGTAATAAAATACAAAAAATGATTATCTCAAAATTCAAATTAGGTGAATCAGTAAACGAAGCTAAATTTGGATACAAAACATCAACTGCATCATATATCAACAAACACAAAGATGAGTATAAACAAGCAGAGAAAATGAATAAAGGGAACGAAATGAAGTTCTACGATATGTTACAACAAATGGAAGATAAATTAGGTCATCCTAAAACTATGTTATTCATTTCTAATGCACTTCGTGGGTATGGTGTTGATATGTATAAAGACCCAAAGATTAAAAACCCTGCTGATGCACAAGAGGCTCTATTTTTATTAAGTAAGTAATATGAAACTACTAGATATTCTT